CTAATTTTGTTGAATTATATGCTACTCATGATGGAACAAATACTTTTGTATCTGAATTTTTCACAGATACAGAGGAAGCATTTACCTCAAACTTTATAGGTACTTTTATATCTGGTATATCAACTGGAGTATTCTCACTTTCATTTGAAAATGATGAACCAAATGAAATTTTGGTCAGATCATCGGTCATTGGTATAGGTACAACCACTGCAGGAATCAGCACATATAGATTTAAGTCTGCAGGTCAAATTGATGGTTCAGAAAGAACTTTAAGATTTGAATCAAACTTTGCAAATGTATCTGCTGCAACAACAGTATCATCCTTCCTACAGGAAGAAATATCAAGTTTTAAGAGCATAGTTAGAGTCTCAAGTGGTTCAACTAGTGCCCTGCATCAAGTATTAGTTGTGAATAATGAAACTGATACACATATAACACAATATCCTTTCTTATCAATAGGTAGCACATCAGGTATAGGCACATTCTCATCAACTATCAAAGGTAATGATCTAAACTTTAATTTCCACCCAGATCCTGAATATACAGGTGGAACTAACAATGTTCAAGTTCAAATATTAAATAAAGCATTTTACAAGGATATTGATTTATTGAATATTCCATTAGATTTGCAATATGGTACGGTGACAGAATCATTATCATTAGCTCAGTATGATGCCATAAATGGATCAAGATCAAATAAAACAAGTTTTGCTCTACAACACAACACAATACCAATATTCCAGAAAAACTTCAATCCTTCTAGTGTTCTTAATCTTGCCACTGGTTTGTTCTCTATAACAGATCATTTCTTTGAAAGTGGTGAAAAAATAATTTATTCACCTGGTTCTACTTTTACAGGTGCATCAGTATCTGGTATCACAACAGCGGGTGGAGCATTAGCATCAGGAACAGAACTATTTGCAATCAAAAAATTAAGTGATACTTTTCAAGTTGCAAAAACTAAAGCAGATGCTCTTGCAGGTATTGCATTAACATTCTCAGGTTTTGGTTCAGGTAACAACCATGAATTTGAAATGTTTAAAAAGAATGAAAAAGCATTATTATCAATTGATGGTGTTGTTCAATCACCTATCGCTTTCACTCCAATAACAACTGAATTAGAATTTAATATCTCTGATAGTGTCACCACTTTTAGTGTCACAGGCATATCTTCAGTTAATACAGGTGATACCATAAAAATTAATGATGAATACATGGAGATTACAAATGTTGGTTTGGGTACAACATCTGTAGGTCCTATCACCGAGACAGGAAGTGTTAAAATATTAGAAGTAAATAGAGGTTACATAGGATCATCTGCAACTAATCATACTGCAGGGGATACAACTAGACTCTTCTCAGGTGGTTATAATATTGTTGATAGCACAATTCATTTTACTCAAGCACCAAGAGGTACAAATAGATCAGGTAGAACTCCTTCAAATTTAGATCCTGTTAGATCAACATTTAATGGTAGAGTTTATTTAAGACAAGATTATAGTACAAACTTTGTATTTGATGACATATCTGATAGTTTTAATGGCACTGATCAGGCGTATAGAGTGAAGGTTGGAGGAGCAGACACAGTTGGTATTAATACAGGAAGTAGTATATTGTTATTGAATGGTATATTCCAAACTCCAACTACCTTCAATAATTTAAACAATAATTATAATTTCTCTAGTATTGGTGGCACAGCAACAAATGTTATATTTACTGGAATCACATCATCAAATGGATCATTAATTATAAGTGATACTGATGTGAATCAAAATCAACTCCCTAGAGGAGGTGTTATTGTATCACTCGGTTCAACAGGTGGTGAAGGTGTGGCACCATTAGTAGGTGCAAATGTTAAAGCAACTACAAACGGAAGTGGTGCGATAGTCGGAGTGGTTGGCATTGCTACTACTGGAAGCAGTTATGGTATAAGCACTGCATCATATAATAATTTAACAGGTGAATTAGAAGTAACAACCTCATCAAATCACGATTTCAGTAATATCAATGAGTTTGTCAGATTAGATGGATTAACATTTAATCCAAGTCTTTCAATAGCAAATGATAGATCTTTTGGTTTAACTGGTGTTTTATCATCAACAACTTTCACGATTAGTTTAGGTTCAAGCACAACATCACATGCATATGTTGGATCAGGAACCGCATTTGAATATCTACATAACCTTACATTTGGTTCTGGATATAGAAATCCAGTATCAGTAGCTGTTACTGATTTAAGTGGTAATGGTGCGAGTGCAGATATATCTGCTGTTGCAGGTGATGGTGGAGTTCTATCATTTACTATTAATAATAATGGAACAGGATATACAAAACCACAAATTCAAGTTTCATCACCATCTTATTCTAATTTACCTATAACAGGTGTATCAAGAAGAGGTATTGGAAACACAACGGATACAGGAACAGGAGCATCAATATCAGTTAATGTAGGTAGTTCAAACACTAGTGTTGGTATAGGTTCAACATTGTTTACAATAAAAGAGTTTGTATTGGAAAATCCTGGTTACAACTTTAAATTGGGTGATGTTTTCAAACCAGTAGGTTTAGTAACTGCTGTTGGTGTTACAACCATGACTGATTTTGAACTAACGGTATTGGATGTATTTACAGATCAATATTCATCTTGGAATTTTGGTCAATTTGATTTTATAGATTCTATTAAAGATTTACAAGATGGATCAAGAACTAGATTCCCATTAATATACAATGCAAATTTACTTAGTTTTGAAAAAGAAGAAAACTCATTATTAGATCTTAAATCACTTCTATTAATATTCATAAATGGTGTTGTGCAAGATCCTGGTGAAGCATACACATTTGATGGAGGAACATCATTTGAATTTGCACAAGCACCAGATCCATCAGATATAATTGATATATTCTTCTATAAAGGAACAGAGGGAGTAGACGCAGTTCAAGTTGCAGCAGGTTCATCAGTTGCACCTACAATAAAGGTCGGTGACTCAGTTCAAGTAATAAAAAATTCTGGAATTACAACAACACAAAAATCAAGAGTAATTTATGGTATAAATGCTTCTGATGAAGTTGAAACAAACTTATATAATGGTATTGGAATAGATGAAAGAAACTTCAAACCTTTCCATTGGACAAAACAAAAAATAGATAAGAAAATAAATGGTGAATTTATATTCAAATCAAGAGATTCATTAGAATCATTAGTATATCCAACTGCTAAAATAATATCTGACGTTGGTATTGGAGATACTATATTATATCTTGATAATGCATCATTCTTTAATTACGAAGAAGATTTTGGTACAATAAACGTTGGTGCAGTTGGTGGATTGATTGTAGAATCAACAGACTTGGTAGCTGCAGGACTTACAGCTATAGTATCTGCAGCAGGAACTATTCAATCATTAGATATAACTAATGCGGGTAATGGTTATGTGGGATCAGCGGTGACAATCTCCATCGCAGCACCTGCAACAAATAATTATTATGCTATAACAACTTCAACTACACCACCCACTGGACTTACAACAGCAACCGCTAGTGCAACAATATCTAATGGTCGTCTAAATACAATTACTATAACTAATCCTGGTTTTGGATATACTCAAACAAAACCACCTCAAGTTATTGCTCCTTCTCCAACTCTAAATAAAGAGGATGTTGATTTAATAACCACAGTTGAAGGATTTGATGGTGATATTATTGGTATAGCAGTGACTGATGGTGTTGGTGGAAATCCACTTGCACTTAAATTTACAATTTCTGCAGATTTAGGAGCAGGTTCAGGTAATCCATCTGCGACTATAACTGATTTGAAGGTTGGGTATCCAATCTATATCTTTGATACACAAGTTGGACATGGGGTAACATCAGTTTTCAGTGATGGTGCTATTGTTTCAACAGGAACCACTTGTGTTGATAATATCTACTTTGTAGATGAATTTAATGCAGGAGTTGGTATTATTACATGTAATATCATGTCTGGGGTAAATACCACTGGTATAGATACCTCTGTTGGTCTTGGAACTGCAATTGGTGGATTCTCATGGGGTCGATTAACAAACTTAAATAGATCTGCGAATCCTATTTCAATAGGGGTCACAGGAAAAACACATTACTCTGGTATTTCAAGTTACCCAACAATCCAGAGAAGAGATTTTGGACTTAGAGACTCTGGTGCTCTAAGAAAGGATCTTGGCTAGTATAAATATAGGAAACAAGCTAATAATATGGCTGCAATTGTAACTGATCAATTTAGAATTCTAAATGCAAATAATTTTGTAGAGACAATAGATAACTCTACAAATTCATATTATGTCGTGGTTGGACTTGTTAATCCAACTACACCTGTTGTTGGTTTTGGAAGAAGTGAGAATTGGAATACAGATACACCAAACCCATTAGATAATTTTAATTATACCAATCATGTCGGTGATACTATGACTTTCGGCAAGAAAGTTACTGCTGACAATGTAAGAAGGTTAATATCAAGAAGAAACTGGACTCAGGGTACAAGGTATGAGATGTATCGTCATGACTATAGTTTGAAAAACCCATCACCAATCACAGGTTCATCAAGATTATATGATGCAAACTACTATGTGATGAATCAAAATTTTGATGTTTATATTTGTATTGATAATGGATCTTCAGGTATAAGTACGACTGGTAATGCATCTCAAGATGAACCAGTATTTACAGATCTTGAACCATCAAGAGCAGGAGAAAGTGGAGATGGATATATCTGGAAATACTTATTTACTGTTCCACCAAACGATATTATTAAATTTGATTCAACTGAATATATTTCTGTTCCTAGCAATTGGCCAACTGCTGCAACCACACAAATTCAAGCCGTAAGGGAAAATGGTGACTCAACTATTAACAATAACCAAATAAGAAAAGTTTATATTGATAAACAAGGTTTTGGATATACACAAAATCAATCTGGTGTAGAGGTTAATATAATCGGTGATGGAGTTGGTGGTAAAGTTGTTATTGATACTGATAGTGAAGGTAAAATCACTAAAACTAACGTATCATCAGGTGGACAAGGTTACACCTATGGTATGGTTGATTTAGGAAGTTTAGGTAATCCAAGTACACGAGCAAAATTAATTCCAATTATACCACCCTCAAGGGGACATGGATTTGATTTATATAAAGAACTTGGAACTGATAAGTTACTCGTTTATGCGAGATTTGATGACTCAACTAAAGATTTCCCAACAGATACAAAATTTTCACAAATTAGTATAGTTAAAAATCCAACATCTATTGGTTCTACATCTATTTTCCAACAAAATGAATTTTCCTCTGTGAATGCGATTAAATTGATTTCACCAACAGGAACACCTACAATCGGTGAAAAAATTGAACAAACAGTATCTCAAGGAACAGCAAAAGGATACATCGTTTCTTATGATACTGATACGAATGTGCTTAAATTCTATCAGGATAGATCTTTAGTTTTTAATCAAACAACAGGAGATCAAACTGATTATGCAGGGATTACCACAGAATCAAGAGTTTTAGCATTTGAGTCAAGTGCTGATAAAATAATTGCACCAACTAGTGGATTTAGTGCATCAGTGGATCAAAATTTCAGTGGTATTAGTACAAATCCAACAGGGAACAAAGTAATATCTTTAGGAGTTAACTTTGAAAATGGTCTTGCTAATCCTGAGATAAATAAAGGGTCGGGTGATGTTATATACTTAGATAATAGACCGACTATAACTAGGAATTCTAGACAAAAAGAAGACATCAAAATCATCTTGGAATTTTAAGAAATGGCACAAAAAACAAATTTAAATATAAGTCCTTACTATGATGATTTTGATCCTAATGATCAATTTTATAAAGTTCTTTTTAAACCAGGATTTCCTGTACAGGCAAGAGAATTAAGCACTTTACAATCTATATTACAAAATCAACTTGAATCATTTGGAACACATATGTTCAAAGATGGTTCAATGGTCATACCAGGTAATATTGCGTATGATAGTAATTACTATTCAATAAAAGTATTTGAAGATCATCTAGGAACTCCTGTATCATTGTATATTGATCAGTTGATTGGTTTACGACTAAGAGGAGAAACTTCTGGAGCAATCGTAACTATAGACAATTATCAATATCCAGAAGATAATCCTGATGTAACTGATTTAACTCTTTATATCAAATATCTACAATCAGGACCCGATAACGTAGATAGTGGATTACTTGATAATGAAAATCTTATTGTTGAAGAGACATTTTCATACGGAAATACTGCAGTCACCGCAGGTGAAACTGTTCTTAAATTAATTAATTTTGGTCAAGAAACAGGATCAGCAGTTGCTATATCCGCTGGAGTTTATTTTATTAGAGGTCAATTCGTTCAAGTTGCAACTGATAAAATAGTTTTAGATCCATATGATAATTTACCTTCTTATAGAGTTGGTTTAAACATAGACGAACAATTAATAACAGCGAAGGATGATGATAGTTTATATGATAATGCAAGGGGATTCTCTAATTATGCAGCACCAGGTGCAGATAGATTAAAAATTAAAACAACACTTGCAAAGAAAGCATTAACTGACTTAAATGATACTAACTTCATAGAACTCATAAGATTAGATGAGGGTGAAATTAAAGTACTCAATCAAGATACTCAATATAATTTAATTAGAGATTACTTTGCTAAGAGAACTTTTGAAGAATCAGGAAACTATACATTAAATAAGTTTGGTATTGATGTTCTAGATTCTTTAAATGATGGTATATCTGGAGATGGTGTTTATAGAGCAGGAGAAACAACAGAAAATGGCAATGAACCAAGTGATGATATTATGTGTGTCAAAGTATCTTCAGGAAAAGCATATGTTAAAGGTTATGATGTAGCACTAGTATCTTCAAAAACTATAGATGTTATCAAACCAAGAGACAAACAGGTTGTTGATTCTGCTTTGATTCCATATCAAATGGGAACTAATTTTAAAGTAAACAATGTTTTTGGTGTGCCAGCTCCAAACATAAATGACGATACAAGATTTATTGAACTTTATAATAAAAGGACTAATTCAGATACCGCAGGGACAGGTAATTTAATTGGTAAAGCAAGAGTATATTCATTTGCAGTCTCTGATGCATCATATTCTAATGATACAACAACATGGGATTTACATTTATTCGATATTCAAATCTTTACAAAAATAGAATTAAACAAAAGTGCAACTAGTTCTGAAATACCCGATAGATCGTTTGTAAGAGGTGTAAGTAGTGGTGCCACTGGATTTGTAAGCATTATACCAAATGGTTCAACTACCATGCATTTAAGTGAGGTTACAGGTCAATTTATGGCAGGTGAACAACTTTTAGTAAATGAAGATACATCATTTATTAGATCAGTTAAAAGTGTCAAAACTTTTGGTATACAAGATGTAAAATCTGTTTATCAAGATGCATCTTCAATATCAGGATATGCCTCTGATTTTGTTGCCGATACTGTACTTGAAAGAGTCATATCACCTAATTTTAGTAATTCTGATAAAATTACTATAACTGGTGCAGGTGCAACAACGAATGGTTCTTTTAATTTTGTAGGAGTCAGCACTGGAACTATTCTAAGATATACACCAGAAGGTGAAACAATTGAAAGATTTAATCGTATTGAAACAATATCAGGTGATGGTTTAAGTGCAACATTATCTGCAGTGCCATCAATCACAGGTATATGTAATGGTTCATTAAATTCTACAAAAATAAGCACAACTTTTGCCTTTGGTGTACCAAACATTGATGTGGAAGATGGTAAGGGATTGTATGCAGAAATAACTAATAAAAATGTATCAGATGTTGATTTGACATCATCAACACTCTTAGTAGGAAAAAATATAACTGGTGAATCCACTGATGGAAGTGGAGTGTGTACATTTGATTTATCAGCAAGTGGAATAACAAGTGCTTTTTATGAATCTTTTGATGAAGAAAGATATTCTGTTCACTATAGTGATGGAACTATTGAACCTCTAACCTCAGATCAATTTGTTTTAAGTGATGATGGTCAATCAGTAACAATAAATGGTCTTACTGCAAGTCAAAGTAATATTGTTGTAAGCACAACTCTGAAAAAAGAATCTTTAAAGAGCAAACAAAAAAATTATGTAAGAAGTCAAAAAATAAATGTTGAAAAAACTGCTGTTGGAATTAATACAGCTTTAACTGGCATGGATCAATCATCTGCTTATGGTTTAAGAGTAGAAGATAGAGAAATATCACTTAATTGCCCAGATGCTGTTAAGATAATCGGTGTATATGAATCATTAAATGTAAACGCACCGACATTAGATAAATTTACGTTTCCTGCTGGATTGTCTTTAAACACATCAACTATTTTAGGTGAAAGGATAGTTGGATCGGAAACGGGTGCTGTTGCACAGATAGTTGGTCAAGTATCTGCTACTGAAATAGAAATATCAGTTCTATCATCAACTCAATTTTTAATTGGTGAAGTTGTTAATTTCCAAGAATCAAATATTTCAAGCACTTTACAAGATATTGTTATTGGTAATAATTCAAATATTACAAATAGATTTTCTTTAGATAAAGGTCAAAGAGAAGAATTTTATGATTACTCTCGTATAGTAAGAAAA